TGCCGATCTTAGCTCTGCCGATCTTAGCTTTGCCAATCTTAGCTTTGCCAATCTTAGCTCTGCCGATCTTAGATCTGCCAATCTTAGCTCTGCCAATCTTAGCTCTGCCGATCTTAGCTCTGCCAATCTTAGATCTGCCGATCTTAGCTTTGCCAAAGGATTTAAGTTCGTGCCTCTTCAGGTTGTTAATACAAAATATTTCATCACCATTTTAGATGATCACGTTCTGTGGGGATGTAGAAAAATGACATTTGAAGAAGTGAAGAAGTTTGGATTGAAGGATTGTTCAACAAATTGGGACAAGGATGAGTTTAACCTCAACAAGAAAATCATCACAGAAATGATTCTATATTACCGCAAGGAGAGCAAATGAGCGACGCACCAAAAGAGATGAGGGAGGTTTGGATTCAAATTTATAATTTGGCACATGGCTCTGGAATTGATGCCGCCTTTGTTAAGGGCGCACTGCCTAACAGAGAGTCTGATTGTGACGAGGATGAAGAAGGCGCACCGGAAAAAATAAAAGTCATCGAATACGCAGCCTATCAGCAAAGCACTCAGCGGATTGCTGAGCTTGAGATGATGTTGTCGTTTGAAAAGGCTGCTCACGATTTGACAGATTCTAATGAAGAAAAATTGACCGAGCAAGTCAAGAACCTCGAAGCGCAGGTGGGGATGCTGGAAGAGGCTTTGCAAATTGCGCAGAAAAGATTTCAACTGTTGCGGTTGCCTGGGCAAATGATAGCCACACCATTAGCAGGAGATTCTGAATGTCGAGAAGCCCTCGCCAAGCTCAACCAGATGCGCTCAGAGGTGAAGGGATGAATAAGGCCAATAGAGACGCAACCAAAGCTTTATATTCTGTCAAATTTTCCAGAGGCTTGTCTGAAATAATGGAAGCACTTGATATGTCGCAAGTTGATTTAGCAAATCAGACCGGACTAACTCAGGCAGCAGTTAGCCAGATTCTTAATGGCAAGCGCGAACCAACGCTTTCAACCATTGTTAAAATACTTCGAGTCATTCCGGTTAAATTTGAAAAGCTAGTAGGTCCATTATGACCACCAACCAGAAGCCAAACACAAGCCAGACACAAGCGATAAGGAGTGATATGGAGAAAGATGAATATCCAAAAGTACAATACATTTGGTGGTTTCCAGAGTGGAAGGGGTTTCGCAGACATATGTGGCCTGGGAATATGAGCAAAATCTTGCACTACAGTATTTTACTTGGTTGGCTTGAAATAAGAGTATGGAGAAGTCCAAATGACCTCCCCAGATAAGAACCCAAGCTTGGAGTTTGATGTAGCGCAATTTTCAAACGAAGCCATTGAACAAATGAAACTTGGTGTTGCTGTTGATTCCGCATACATTCGTGGAGCCAGAAAACGGAATTCCCAGCTTGTCGAGCAGATGCGGCTGAAGGATGAGAGGATTCGGGAGCTGGAGAATAACTTTGAGCGAGTCGCTGAACATAAGTCTGCATTATCTGAACAGATGCTTGATAAACAATTGGAAATTGATCGCCATAAAGAGCTTCTGCGAAAACAATGCAATCACTCGCAGGACCTTGAGGCCAAGCTCCAAGAGGCTGAGGCGATGATTGGGAGAATGGAAAACACACTAAATATAGTATGGAAACAAGCCAATGGGTCATTTGCAGGTATATTGGCTTATGAGTGTTTAGAAGAGCTGGCAGAGTGGCGCAAGAAGATGGGGAGTCGGCCTCCACAAAACGAGGCCGCAATGGTCGGCATCGATCACGGAAATGGTGATTGAAAACTCTTGCACTCCGCAGTTCTTTGAGCCATAAGTTCAGCACCAAACATAGGGGGTAGAATGAGCAATGTAGACCAGAATTTTGATTCAGCAGAAGAGACCAGATATCAGCAGAAGAACGGACCAGATCCGATGATCGAGAAAAGAAACCTCGACGATTTCAATGGACGATATGAGGACCTAAGACAGCTCCTCGAATCAGACATCATGAACGCCAAGACAATCAGGCACGCAGCCCTTCCAGATATCGACACCTATCATCGCACGGACAAGGACTTCGACCGTGGCCAGCATCTGGCGCAGACAACACTCACCGGAATGTTCACGATGCTTTGGGCTGAGAGCCAAGGGCTTCAGGCTCCCAAGGTCAAAGACAAATTCAGACAGATCCACGGTGGCTGGAGATTTGATCTCAGCAATCTTCACTGGATGGAGGTGATTCTTGGAAACCAAGAAGACTGATGAATCCAAAAAAGGTCTTGAGTTATTGAGGAAGCCTTTCCCGGAAAACCTCATCAGCAAACTTCCAAAGCCTACAAAGCAGCAGACCGAAGATGTCAAAGCAAACTTTAGAAACGGAATCCGGTGTCAGCTGTGTGGTGCTTGGCATCACCCGGAAGTTGTTCATTTAGACTATGTGGGACACGCCGCTCTCACTGATCGACTTCTAGAAGCTGATCCTGAGTGGACATGGGAGCCAATGGCTAAGACGCAGGATGGACTCCCGCTTTTTGATAAGACCGGAGGACTGTGGATCAGGCTCACTGTTTGCGGAGTCACTCGCCTCGGCTATGGCCATGCGGATGAGAAACAAACAAAAGATGCCGGAGCCAGAGAAAAAGAAGTCATTGGCGATGCTCTCAGAAATGCAGCGATGCGCTTTGGAGCGGCATTAGATCTTTGGCATAAGGGAGATCTTCATCCAGATGAGGATCAGACAAAACAAAAGCCTGAGTCAAAGCCACCAAAGGAAAAGGTTGAATCAAAACCAGCAGCAAAGCCTTCGACGGTTATCAAACCCAAGGCTCAGCCAATCCCAGCCAACCGACCATTGACCGCCACCGAGCGCATGGAGCTCTCAAAATGGCAAATCACTGGCGGGAAGTATAAGGGAAAGAAACTGGGTGAAATTCCATTTGATGAGATCATGTTCTATCGAACCGAGCTGGCAAATGCCCGAGACCCAATCGGTCCGGCTGGTGAAGATCTGATCAAGAGAATCGACGCCTACTATCAAGAGATGAGCAGCTAATCGGAAAGAACGGGGTGCCCAAGGCTACCCCCAAAGGTCCCCTGACCAACCGATGGACCTCGAAAGCTTTGTTGCCTTCGAGGTTTTTTTTTGCTGTCATGGGACTATGTCTGTAAACGAAACCCCAGTCCTTGCCAGCCTGACAATGGACCGAGACACACCTCTCGGGAACTCTCAAGACGCCACAGGCAGGCGAGCACTTCACGTCAAGAATCTCGCTCAATTGGTTGTCCAGCCTTATACAGCGGGCACCGTTGACTATCCTGATGACACGACTGAGGTCTATAAGTTCAGAACTGGAAGCAGAACTGGCCCCGTGGTCCAGACAGTTACTCTCTACTATGTCGATAGTACAAAGGCCGACCTCGCAGCCTGGGAGTCAACCACGCCATGATCAAGTTCAACCCGATTGGTCCACCATTTGATTTCACAGGACAAGGCGGGGGCACTTCATCTCCAGACAATTTCAGCTACTACAAAGTGACATCAGGCAGAACGGTCACAATCCCGGTCAATCAGGAGATGCTTTTCAAAGGCGTTCTCACGGTTTACGGAACCCTAAAGAACAAAGGGATCGTTCGAATGGTGAAAGATGACACGCAGCAAATGGCTTTTTGGAACTACATTCCAACTGAGCAGGCCGTTTTGGTCCCCAAAAATAGAACGATGTTTTTCAAAAGAATCCTTAGGGTTGACGGAATCTTAAGAAATCTTGGAATAGTGGAGGCAATTTGAGCGCATACGGATATGCATTGATGGCAAGAGTAGATGTCCCAACTCCTGACGCTGGGGAGGTTTTCACTTTCATTGACATCGCGAACAACCATCTCACAAAAGTTGATTCATCAAGAACATTCACAGATTTAGAAGCAGCAGCAGCTGGAGTCACTTCTTTCAATACCCGGACTGGGGACGTTGTCCCAGCATCCGGCGACTACACAGCTTCTCAAGTCACAAACGTCCCGCACGGAACCATCACCCACACACAAGTCCAGGCGGCCATCAATCATCTTGATGACACAAAAGCACCGCTCACCCACGTTGGGTCTGGGGGAGTTTCTCAGCACGCTGTAGCCAGTGGAGTGGACGCAGGCTTCATGTCCCCATCTGACAAAACAAAGCTCGACGGGGTGGCCAATGGAGCCACCGCCAATCAGACTGATGCTTATTTATTAAGCAGAGCAAATCACACAGGAACTCAATCTGCGAGCACCATCACGGGACTCGCAGCCGTTGCCACCAGCGGAGCCAAAGCTGATGTGGGACTCGGAGCCGTTGACAATACGGCCGACACCGCAAAGCCAGTGAGCGTGGCCCAAGCTGCTGCTGACGCAGCGGTTCAAGCTTATGCAATCCAGCGTGCAAATCATACAGGCACTCAGCTGGCTTCAACCATTTCAGATCTTACATCGGCCGCAAGAGCTGCTGCAGTCATTGACTCAACCCTTGGATCTCAAACAGACCAAGCCCCAAGCGTGAACGCCACCAAGGCAGCTGACGCTGCAGTTCTGGCCGCCGCTGAAGCTTATGCTGACGGGGTTGGCGCAGCCATAGTGAATGCAGCCCCCGCTGCTCTCGACACTCTCAAAGAACTGGCCGATGCCATCGCTGATGATCCAAACTTTGCGACCACAATGGCCACATCTCTTGGCAATAGACTTCGAGTTGACACTGCGGCCCAAGGACTAAATTCAACTCAAAAGACCAATGCCAAGACAAACATTGATCTGCAAAACGTGGACAATACTTCTGATGTGAACAAACCCGTGAGCACCGCACAGGCTGCCGCCGATGCCGCAGCGACTGCCGCAGCTCAGGCCACATCATTGCAAAAAACAGCAAATCTATCTGATCTTTCAAATGCAGGAACGGCTAGGTCAAACATCGGACTTGGAAACGTAGACAACACGTCAGACGTAAACAAGCCAGTGAGTACGGCTCAGGCCGCAGCTGACGCATTAAGAGTTTTGAAATCTGGCGACACCATGACTGGTGGCCTCAACATGAAAGGAACCAACACAGGTGACGGCTTCATTAATTTTGAAGCTCAAACGGCATCACCTGCGACTCCTACATCTGGCTTCAGACTTTTCGCCAACGCTCTTGGAAAGTTTGCTTGGCGCGGATCAAATGGATTCTTGAGAATATTTGACGGCTCGGCCAATACCGCTGACAGAACCTATACTTTGCCGGACGCTTCAGGAAACATCTTCATCGATGTGATGACCTCAATCGGTGATTTGATCTATCGAAACTCATCAAACATCAGCACAAGGCTCCCAATTGGTGCCGACACTTATCTGCTCAGATCTTTGTCCGGCGTGCCCACTTGGGACCCTGAAAATCTCGGTCAAGACTATGGTGATGGAAACTTAGGATCTGTGTCCATTTCTGGCTCGGCCGTACTGTCCGGGGATGTCTACTACAACGTGCTGACCATTTTGGCCGGCGCTCAGTTCACAGGTAGCGGTCGAGTTTATTGCAAAACCTTAGACCTCACAAATGCGACCACGCCCAGGGCTTTCAGATCAAATGGAGCCAACGGCGGAAATGCCACAACCCAAACGGGAGGAACTGCTGGAGCCGCATTGGCTGCTGGTGTTCTCGGTGGATCAGGAGCAGGGACCGCAGGAGCTACGGCCACAGTCGGTGCCGGAACTTCTGGAGCTGCGCCTACGAATCAGACGCCCGCCAACGGTGGAGCTGGCGGCCAAGGAGCTGCTGGTGGAGCCGGAACAAATGCCGGGGGAGCTGCTGGAGCTGGTGCCACAGTTTCAAATAGAACTCTTTTCGGTCGATTTGAAATCTCATTCATCAGAGCGGTTCTACAAATTGTCGGTGGAGCTGGCGGCCGTGGCGGAGCATCTGGCGGCGGTGACGGTGTCACGGTCGGAAATGCCAGAGGCGGTGGTGGTGGCGGATCCGCTGGTGGCGTGATCGCTATTTATGCAAATCAAATCATAACCTCAGCATCAACTTCTCCAAACCTTATTCAGTCAATCGGAGGCAATGGAGGCAACGGCGGAAGTGCTGCGGCTGCTGGAAATGGTGGAGGCGGTGGTGGCGGAGGCGGAGGCGGAGGATATATCTACCTCGCTTACAACTACAAAACTGGTCCAGTCATCTCTGGCCTCATTTCAGTTCAAGGAGGCAACGGAGGCAATGGAGGAAACTCTACTCTGGCCACTGCGGGAAATGGCGGCAATGGTGGGGACTCTGGATATATTGACGTGATCAATTTCAACACACTGACCGGGGTTCATGTCGGCGGTGTGACTGGTGGAACTGGATCGGCTGGATCTGCTGGAGTCGGCGGCAATGGTGGAGCTGGAGCAACGGCCAGCGTGAGCCTGTAAAGGGGACTTATGAAAAGAGACATTCTAAATTATTTAGGCGACAAAATCGGAGAGCTCGAACTTCCAGATGGAACATCAGAGCAGGAGTGGGCGGCAAAACTTGCCTACTACTCAGCCCCTCCCCACTATGAGATCCCAGATGTCACCCCAAGACAAATCAGACAGGCACTGCTCCTCTCCGGAGTTTCTTTGTCTGATATCGATGCGGCGCTCAATTCACTCCCTGAACCCACAAAGTCCTTTGCAAAAGTCGAGTGGGAGTATTCAATTGCTTTTCAGCGCAGTCGCCCATTGGTCGCAGAGGTCGGATCTATCCTAGGATGGACATCAGGTCAGCTTGACGATCTTTGGAAATTAGCCCACTCACTGTAAGGAGCATTCAATGTCTTCTCCCGCCATTGAAGTCTTAATTTTATGTGCCAAGTCAAAACTCAAGTTCAATCCTTTGTCGGCACTCATTGAAAAAGAAGAGAAGCTTGGTTTCACCCACTTTGCCATCGGCATCATCTACGGCGGTCAAATCGTGATCGCAGAAGCCGTGTGGCCTAGACCTCATTTCATTTCACTAGATGACTGGCTGAAAAAGCATGACCCGGTTTTTGTGTTCAAAAAAGAGGTCAGAAACCAATTCATGATGTTTGAGATGATGGCCTGGATGTCGGTCATTGTGACCCAAGCGTTCTATTCCGTGGCCCAGCTGGTCCTGATATATCTCGGCATAACCTTTCCAAAACTCAAAGCTTGGTCCCAGACGGTCAAGCTCAATCACCAGCATGGTCTTATTTGTTCAGAGTTCGTCTGCCTATTTTTGAACAAGTTTTTTGATTTTCAAATCGACAAGTCCGAAGATAGCATAGGACTCAAGGAGCCGTTTGATGCGCTCACTAATACATGGGTGCTCCAAAATCAAATTCAAACTGCTGCATTGATCCATGCTTACTCAAAATCTGGACCTTAGTTATATCTGGAATCAGAAAGAAAGCAGATGGCAAAGAAACCACACGCAGGACTATTCAAACCAGGGCAAAGCGGGAACCCCAGCGGGCGACCGAAGATGCCAAAAGAATTGAAAGAGGCAAAAACCCTCAATCAAATTCAAGTAGCCCAGCTGCTCAATAAGTTCACCCACATGACAGCCAAGCAGCTTGAGGAACGATTCAATGATCCCAATGCCACAACCATGGAGCTGATGATCTGTAAGATTGTCCACCAGGCGATCAAGACCGGGGACCAAGCTCGGATGAATTTCCTGCTGGACCGCATGGTTGGCAAAGTCGCAGACAATGTGAATTTTGAGGGCAAGCTGGCAGTCGAGGCTGACATCACCTACGTTTCTGAATGGGGCTCGGTGGAGAAAAAGGATGGCAAGTAGAACGCTTCGGCTCTACTCACCACACGCCAAGCAGCTTGAGTTTCACAACTCAAAAGCCAGGTTCAGAGTTGTCTCATTCGGTCGTCAGGCGGGTAAGTCGACGGCCTGCAATAACGAGCTGCTCAAAAAAGCATGGGACAATCCGGGATCGACTCTGTGGTATATCTCACCCACTTACGACTCAGCCAAAGTCATGTTCAGACGATCTCTGGCAGCCCTGCACAATTGCCCGGACATTTTCAATGACAACAAATCAGAACTCTTGATCGAGTTCATCAATGGCTCTCGCATCTTCTATAAGTCGGGCGAAGTCTTAGAGAACCTCAGAACCGAGACGCTCAATGGAGTTGTCATCGATGAGGTGAGAAATCAGCACCCGAGCCTTTGGCCATTGGTCATCCGGCCAATGCTGACGACTACAAACGGATGGGCTGCGTTCATCTCGACACCGAATGGCTTTGATCACTTCTATGATTTGTATATGTTCGCCATGACAGCTGGGGACAATTGGGCTGCGATGTCGGCCCCGTCCACTTGCAATCCCATGATCACTGAAGAGGAGATCATCGACGCCAAGCGGACCATGACCGAGAATCAATTTGCTCAAGAGTATCTGGCAGAGTTCAGGGATCTCACAGCTGGACGTGCTTACATCAACTTCTCAACTGAGGAGAATGTGAAGCCGTTCAATCCGTTCTACACCAAGGGGATTGTTCATCCCATGCTCCCAATCCTGGTCGCGATGGACTTCAACATCACGCCGATGGCTTGGACGCTGGGCCAAAAGAAAGTGGATGATTTCTATTTCTTTGATGAAATCTGGCTCAAACAATCCCACACCCAAGAAGCCGCTGAAGTGCTCGCGCAAAAGATCATTGCCCTCAATCATCAAAAGCTTGGCGTGGTTTTGTGCGGTGATGCCAGCTCAAAATCTTCGCAGAGAGCCGCCGCCGGACAATCGGACTATGACATAGTTTGTCAGGTTCTTGATCGGCATGAGATCAGGTGGGTGAACATGACTCCTGATGCGAACCCGAACGTGAAAGACCGGGTCAACACGGTGAATGCGAAACTGAAAGACGGGAATGGGGAGCGGCATCTGTGGTTTCATCCTGACTGCAAAGAGACCATCAGAGATTTTCAGCGCGTGGTTTGGAAGCAAGGCACGGGTGGAGCGGTTCTTGATCAGACCACGGACAAAGATAGGACCCACGCTTCGGACGGCCCGGGCTATGCAATCTGCGAGCTGAGCCCATTGGTTTACAAAAAGGGCACGCTCAGAATGTCTGTCATCAATGCGCCTGGCATTTGATACTTGCCAAGCTTCAATCTTTGGGCTGCAATCTTGGAAATGCTCAAACTCAATCATGTTCGCGGATATCGGAAGTTCGTCAACGGTCGGGACGAAGCCCTTGAGATTCTCCTTCGCAATGCGAGGCTGAGAATTTCAGAGCAGACTGCTGACTCTTTCAGGAAGATCCTGGAAGCGATTTCGGTCAAGTACAATCACATCATGCAGACCAGCTCCCGACACGCGCTTGATCAGCTCGACAATCAAATTCAAATGCTGCTCGAACACTTGGCCTTCGTGATCTGGATGGAGACATTCGAACTTAGGAAAAAAGCGTATATGCTGGCCTATGCTGGCGAAGCCCAGGCGATATCGCAGACCCTGGCCAAGAATCCAAAACTCTCTTTGAGCAAGACCAAACTTGATTCTCTATTTTCAAAGCCGCTCTACAATGGCCTCATGCCCATGAAGTCTTTTGGGTTAAGATTCGGCAAACTCAGACGCGAGATCCAAACGGCTCTGGAATATTCCCTGGCCTTTGGCGACCCGGTTGAAAAAGCATTGGGTCGAGTATTCTTGAAGCTGCCTAAACAGCGGGCACTGCCAAAAAAGAAAGTGTTGAAAACTGTCAAGCTTGAGGAGGCGAACCGCCCGAAGTTCAGCCAGTATTCAGATGGTGGCGGATCCGGCCCTGATGGTGAAGAAGTCGATGCGGCTGAGATCAGCGTGACTGGTTCAACGGCTCCAGCCATGGGCTTTGAATGGGATCAAGAGACCTGGGACAAAATGATTGAGGACTTTGGGTCTGAGCACGTTTTCACCGACCGCTCCCCTGAGAAGTTCATTGATATACAAAACCCATACAATGACCTTCCAATGCGTTCTGATGTTCCTGAAGGTGACAAAGTATATCACTGGGAGATTGAGCAGGACGTGACTCAAGACTTTGTGGAGCAAGTAAGATCTGGACAAATCGAGGCCGCGAATAAAAACGGCATTGATGATTTTGTCTGGATCGCCATCCTGGACGATAAGACAGATGAGTGCTGTGAATGGCGCTCGGGTCTTCTCACCAGTGAAATTGAAGCAAGACTTAAGGACGACATGGCTGACGATGATTGCCAAGCGACGGTTCCTCCTGCACACTTTAACTGCAGATGCACTCTCGCTCCCGCGAGTCAAGACCTGGAAGCCGTCGATAACACAGACACTGAAAGAGAGTTCGATGAATGGCTAAATCAAAGGTAGGAGCGGGGAAGCCCGTTGCCGCAAAAGAATCTGACCCATTGGCATCTGCTACAATCAATAAAAAGCTCGCCTCATACGATCCACAGGACACGGGATCAGTTGACGAAACTTTCAGGGATCATTGCAAGCCTCGCTCAGTGCCTGAGCTTGTGGCATTGATGGAAAAGAATCCCAACATTCAAATGGAGGCCAGCGTCTATTTTCTCGAGAATGGAACTGGCAATGCGCATCCGGCAAAGCTTGATCGCACCAAGTTCATTGAAACATTCCGCAAAAATAAGAAGCGCACCTTTCGAGAATCAGTGGACTATTTCGGATCTAATTCAGATCCCAGCGTGGTCGGTGCTCCTGACTTCACGCCTATGCTCGGCGGTCCATTCAATAAGCAGCTCTACTACACTCAATATTTACAAATGCACGCGCAGTGCTTCTATGCCTACAATCACGACCCGGTTCTCCATGCGGTTGTGGACATCATTCGGGACTTCGCTCTTGGTCGCGATTGGTCAGTGTCATGCAAAAACCCACAGGCTATGGCTTTGTGGAAAGCATTTGAAGAGGTCAATGACCTTCGTATGATGATGTACTTGGCTTGTGAGGAGCTCGACATCTATGGTGAGATTTTCCAATGGTGGCTTCCCAATCATGAAACACGGATCCAATATCAAATCAGACCTGGACAGGAAGCACCCAAAGGTTTGATTCCCCGCGTTCGTTTGATCGATCCATCTGTGATATGGGAGATCGTTACTTATCCTGAGGACATCAAGCGGGTTCTCTACTATCAATGGATCGCTCCCACTCAGTATCAAATGTATAGTGGAACGGACAAAGGCAATCCGGTTCCGACGACAAAGTTCATCTATCAACAATTGCCAGCAGATGCGGTTGATCACTACAAAATCAATTGCAGATCAAATGAGAAGCGTGGACGTTCCACTCTTTTCCCAGTGCTCGGATATGCCAAGCGCCTCCGTGACTCTGTAAATTTCTCAATCATCGGAATGCAGAAGTCGGCCGCATGGAGTATTGACACGACGATTCAAGGATCTAAAGATGATGTTGAATCCTACATCGAGTCTCAGCAGGAGCTGGGCACGATTCCAAACCCGGGCTCTGAGTTTGTTCACACGGACAAGATCACCAGACAATATATGTCGAATGAAGCTGCTGGGCGTGGAAACAACTCATCAGCTTTTGACTGGTGCTTTTCAATGATCTGCGCCGGCGTTGGAATCCCTCAACAATATTTTGGAACGCATTTGAGCGGTGGACATTCAAGAGCCTCGGCTTTGGTCGCGACTGAACCCGTGGTAAAGAAGTTTGAGATGCGCAGAAATCTGATTGAGCAGATTTTGAACAACATGGCCAAAAGATTGTTCAAGCAATTCGGTTTGAGTGCCGAGATAGAGGTCACCTTCCCGGAACTGGTTTCACAAGATCGTTCGCAGAAATTGAAAGACCTGGCCATGGCAGAGATGCAGGGCTGGATCTCTAAAGAGCGAGCGGCTGAAATTGCAGCGAAGGAGTTGGCCATCATGGACTATGACTATTCTCAGGAGCAGGCAGACATTGAAGCCGACCCTGCCAGTCCGGCTCTTTTGTCAAACCCATTGACGACGCCCCCAACCCTTGGTCAAGATAGTGGTGACGCAGGATCAAGAGACGCAAACGATGGGCAAACTCGCAAGGACGTGAGGGACTCTGGTGGATACTAATAAATTCATGGATGCTGACATCCAAGACCTCATCCGAAACCCCACAAAGTACGGGGCACCGACTCTCAAAGAATTCTCTGCCAATCCTGACCGATGGCGTAAATCTAAAGAACATCTATTCAACATGATCGACAATGGGTCCAAGCAGATCAGCGGGATTCAGAAGATCATCGTCTACATCGACGGGGTGAAGTGCAATAGCCCCGAGCACGCTCAGCGTGTGATGGAGGACATGGGCCTTGAGATGAATCATCTCGAACCCAAGCCCGAACTTGAAGACATTGGGAATCACAAAGCGATCCTGCATTGCTATCTGGTCTTGAAACCAGAGTTCAAATCAAAACTTATTTTGCCAGAGGGGACATAAATGAAGCAGACTGTCATAAAGTCCCACACGGACCGTGGGACCAAAAAGGCCACGGATGGCCGTCTACTAAAGAAAGCAATTGAGAGTGCTGGTGGACCATCGGCATTCTTGGATCAAGTCTTTTCAAAAGTGAAACCACAAAAAACAACTCCGCCCAAAAAAGAGGCAACGGAAAAGCCAGCGCCAAAAGCTGGACCCGCAGGCGATCCCATCACTTTGATGATCGCTCAAAACCCTGACATGAATGCCTCGACTTTCTACAATCTTCTCAAATCAAAAGGGTTCTTGATTGAGCCCCCACCTGCAGCGGCTCAGGTCGCAGATGCCACCAAGGAAGCTGACTCGGCTTCAACATTGCCGCAGGTTGTGCGTGCTGGTGTGAATGGCAAAAAGGAATCAAAGCCATTTGCTTTGCGGACCAGAACATTCTTGGAGTCTCAGACTCAGGTCAAAGATTCCAAGGGCATGGTCACGAGATACAAAGTCGTTCTTCTCGAAGAGGGCATGGGCAATTTCAATGCGTCTGCCTATTATTCAAAAGAAGCTTTGCAGACAGCCATCCCAGTGTTCGAAGGCAAAAAGATCTATGCAGATCATCCAGCTGAATCAGAAGCCGAAGATCGTCCTGAGCGTTCCGTTCGTGACATCTTAGGACACTTTGAAAATGTGAATGTTCAGGAATCCAAAGATGGTGGACAGCATCTACTGTGCGCCGATGTGGTAGTCATGGGCGGCCAATCATATCAATGGGCCCGTGAGCTTATGGAGCACTCGGTAGAGTATTCAAAGAAGTTCCCAGACAAAGAGTTTGTGGGACTTTCAATCAACGCATCCGGGGACTCTCAAGAGATGTCTCTCGACGATGTAGTCAAGCGCGGAATCCCTGACGGGGCGATGCCAAAAATTCAAGAAGCCAAAAAGCAAGGAATCTCAACTCTCACCTATGTCAGCGCATTCAAGGAGGCCGTGTCTTGTGACTTGGTCACTGAGGCCGGCGCAGGGGGAAAAATCTTAGACCTTATTGAAGGAGCGAAAATGCGAGAAGAAAACCAAGAGGGCGGGCCAGGATCTGGTCCACACCCAGGAGGCGGATCAAAAGGCGACGCTTCCGCAAGAAGACATGAAAAGTGGAAGAAAGATGCAGACAAAAGGGCGGCAATAGTCAAGGCCACCCAAAAAGACATGAAAAACACGTCAGCAAAATCTCACCAAAAAGCCGCTGAATTTCACGACAAAACATTGGCAATGTTGAAAAAAACAAAATCAAAATCAAATAAAGAAAGAGAGTTGGAAATGGAATCACAAGAAACCAAAGAAGCCGAAGCAATGGAAAAAAAAGAAGCCGATGGCATTCAAGGCGACGACCAGGGCGGAGGCGACGACCAGGGCGGAGGCGATCACGCTGACCAAGCCCAGGACATGGAGTTATTCAAAAAGATGATCCACAAGTATGTTGGCGGAGATCAAAAAGAAGACCCGTCTGAAGCTGAATGTGGAATCGTGAAGGAGGCTTATGAAGCCCACAAGGAGATGGGGCTCGAGGGAGAGGCAGCTGAATCAAAAGCTGTCGAGTATCTCAAGGCCTCAAAGCACATGGCCGCAAAACGTGAAGCAGCTGCCAAGGAATCAGAGGACGCCAAAGACTCACAAGGCGGAGATGATGGCGACGCGGATGACAAAAAAGATGGCAAGGATCAACCCGCATCAAAAAAAGAGAGCGGCGTGAAGGAGTCAAAAGCTCCCAAGTCCGAAGTTGAAAAGCTCAAAGAAGCCAACGCAAAATTGGCTGGAGAGCTTGCATCTTTCCGTGAATCTGACAAAAAGAAAGCAGTGGCCGCTCATGTTGAGAAGCTCTGCAAAGAATCAAAATTGATCCAAACGGTTACAGCAAGTTTCAAAAAAACTGTGGAATCAGCGAAGTCTATCGAGGAAGTCGATAAGCTTTGGACTGTATTTCAAGAGGGATATCGCTCTAAGAAATCAACTGCTGAGGGCAGCTTGAATTTCGGTGACATGGTGATTGAGTCTGAAAAGACTTCATTTACTGAGTCGGCTTCTGGAGCATTGAACTTTGGCGCTTGTGTAATTGAAGACTAATAACGAAAGGAAAACAAAATGATCGGAAATAATATCGTTCGCAGTGTGGCTCCCAAGTCTTTGTTCGAAAGCGCAAAGTCTGTGATCACATCTTCGACGACAATCAAACAAGGTGCGTTGGTTGTGTTTGATGACACAAACAATGTTTTGAAAAACCCTGCAGCTGAGGCTGAAGGTTCAACTTTCTTGGGCGTGATGGTCGTGTCAATTGTGAACGGGAAGCTTGCTTCTCCTTACAACACTGACGTTGTGGCATCACAATCAATCCAAGACATTCCAGGTCCCAAGTACGGTGTGATCGCTAAGCTCACTCTGAAAACTGGTGACAGCTTGAATCCAGGAGACGACGTTTTCTTGGACCCTGCGACTGGTGTTGATGGTGTGACTGCTACCGGAACAAAATCAATTGGACTTTATCAAGGTCCAGCGATTTCTGCAGCTGCTGCAGGAACTCAGGTTTTGGTTTTGGTTGGCTGCCGCGCAAAAAATGATTCTTTGAAGTTTTAATTAAACCCTTTTCTATTGCCCCATAACTAGGGGCCTAGGAGACAAAAATGTTGGATGCAAACAAATCTGCGCTCAGAAAGCGCAATGAAAAATTGATCGAGCGAATGCTGATCAATCAAGAAGGAGTGAAACAACTCCGCGAAAGTCTTTCCCGAAAACATGGCAAAGAGAAAATTGAGAGCTTCGAAACTTCGGTTTTGGAAGGTCGTTTCTCTTGGAAAAAGCTCGAGACTCAGTTGATGGAAGCGGACATGAGTTCGACTTTCACACAGTTCCTCCGCGCTGGATTGCAAGCCATCACAAATGGAATGTATAAGGCGACCGAAGTCACCTACACTGACTGGGCGACTGTGACCTCTTCTAAGTTGAACACTGAGCTCTATGCTCCAAACCATGGCGTGTCATTCCCTCGGGATGTCGGTCCTGGTGAGTTGTATCCTGAGGTAGGTGTGGCAGCGTTGGACCTTGAGTTGAAAAACTTGAAGTTCGGTTCTATCTACGCTTTGCAGAAGGAACTTCTTGAAGACGATCAGTCTGGCACTATGACTCAGCAGGCTTCATTGCTTGGTGAATACATGGCGATTTTGGCTGAAGTTCTTTGCTACGGAAAATTGGCTTCTGTGGCGAATATGCAATACATCGACTATGTGATTCCAACTTCTGAGACGAAGCCGTCTTATGAGTCTGCTTATCCTTGGTCAACTGCTTTCAAAGGTGGAGGCGCAAACCGCCCTGCATCTTACGGAGCTTTGACTCAAGCGAATGTTCAAGCCGGAATCATCGGTCTGATGAATCAAAAGAACCTTCAAGGTATCAAGATGCAAGTTTCTCCAAAGAGACTGATTTTGGGACCACAGTTGGAATTTGATGCATCAGTATTGTTGAACTCTGCTTACTACCCATCTGGAGCTGCGGCTGCTGGAAACGTGGGCGGCGCGTTCGCGATCAATCCAATGAAGGGAATATTGGACCTCACGGTTTCTAGATTCATGTTCAAAAATGATGGAACTGTGGACGGTTCAAGCAAAGCTTGGGTCATTGCAGATTCATCAAAACCTTTCTTCATCTTGCAAATGCGATCACCTGTGTCCATTGAGCAAGAGGCGACAAATTCAGGCGAGAGCTTCAATCGGGACATCTACCGATTCAAGGCTTCAAGCCGCATGAATGCTGACTGGATCGATCCTCGCTTTGCATGGCAAGGCAATGACGGTTCTGTCTAGTTTTTGAATTTATTGATGGGCTCGGCGAGCATCGTCCCTCGCCGGGTCCAACTTCTCCCCGCATAAATTAAGAAAGGAACTTCCCATGGCTCAAAAGCAAACGAATCCAAAGGTTTCACAAAAGGTCATCAAGCGACCTGATGTCATTGGCACTGAATTCGCCATTGACGATGCAAATAAAGAATCAAGCGAAGAGGAATCAGCTCGAGGCCGCAGACTCCATGCCGCCGCACGCCGCTCTCGAGATTTCGCTACCGTGGCAGAGCAAATCGCTCAGGACACTTTGTTCCAGAGAAATCATATCTGGCCTGGTGCCAAGACAGCTTTTCCGTTCAATCAAAAGATGCAGACGGTTGATAAGTACTTCCCCTATGCTGAGGGCGGTCCATTGTTTGTCGATCAACCACAAAGAACTGCAGATTTTTCTCAATTCGAACTCAAAGAAAAAGCGATGAAGGACCTGGGACATCGCTACTTATTGATCAAGCCAGGAATGACATTGATGGAATGCCAGGAGGCTTTGGCATGACATGGCTGAAGCCTGAATCTGATCTCCGAACGATCTTGTCCGACAACTCAAAGGATAAGCACAACTATCGAAAGAGCATTTTCGGAGAGCTCAATGGAGTCAATGTCAGATTCAAGACCTTAGAATTTAGACGCATGAACAATTTCGCGCAGACAGATACGGCCGCACCCGACTACACCGCCCCTCCCCTTGGCGTATGGAAAAACGGCGTTCTTCTCTCGCAAACTGACATCGCATCGGACAACCCAGAGACCGGAGATTTTTCTCTGGCTGTGGCTCCTGCTGATGGCGATATGCTCGAAGCCAGTTATTATTCGCAATGGTTCAATGATGATGAGATCGCACAATTCTTGCGGATCTCATGCAATTGGCTTGGGCTCAATGATGACTATTTTCAAATTGATCCAGGACTTCGACCTGCGGCTTTGAAGTACGCAGCGGCTGAGGGATATCAAAAGCTCGCTTCACGATGGGCGCAGATGTTGTCTGAACAATATTTGCGGAATAGTGCGATTGAAAAAGATCGATTCACCATTGTTGACGCATGGAACAAAGCTTCTGAAATGTACAGAAAAGAAGCGTACAAATCTCGTGATGATTTTTATTCTCGGTCCGGCCAATCGAACATTCCCTTTGCATCTAGTGTGCAGGGTCGTGTTCCCAACCCAGTTCCTCAGAGGTAGCGGTGGCCAAGGCGTCGATCAAATCAATCAGCGGAAACATTCAAAAAGGTCTCGAGGATATGATCCAAAAGACCAAGTCAATGACCCGTTGGTTTTTGGAGACGCAGGTCTATCCAACATATCTGAGAGCTCAAATGAAGCGTTGGATGACAGAGGGGCGATCTGATGGCTTCGGATCACTCGACCAATGGGCTCCGCTCAATGCGAGATATGCGGCGATCAAAAAGGTCCGATGGGCTGCATATCCAGGCGGTGGCACCAAGATGTTGATCGCTTCAAAGTATCTCTACAATGCGGTAGTGGGAGAAGGCCCCGGGCATAAAAAGATTGTGGGAGATCGATCCATCATTGTGGGTGTCGATGTGCCCTACGCGAAGTACGTCAACGCCAAGCGTCCGTTCTTTATTTTCTCAGATGAGATGCTCAAAGGCATTCGCGATAAGTACAAAAAATTCATTTCTGAACGCGGGGGAGGTGGCTGATGGCTGCAAAACCGCGCAGAATAATGGAGGGGACTGTTATCCCCATCAAGAACTTCATCAAGGCTGGCATCGACCAAGCTTTGGCTGATGTGAGAACTGACCGGGGAGATGCTGAGGTCAGCACGGAGAGCCCCAAGGCGTATTTCATTTATGAGAACCCAATCGGATACCGTGTGCCCGCGATCTTTGTTCTCGGTGACACTTTCGATTTCCAATTGTCCAGAGGTCAGAACTTCATTGAAGGCAAAGCCACGGTCTATGTGTCGGCGTTGGTCGATGATAGGAACGCTGAGCTTCTGACGATCAAGGCGTGGAGATATCAAGATGCTCTCCACCAGTTATTGGATCAGGCTGTCTTGGATGATCCGGTCCACAATATTAAAAATGTAATTAAAGTAGTGAAAGCAGAATTTTCAAACACATTTCAGATGAAGGCTCAGAATCCTGGTTCGGAAAAGAATCCGTTTCGCAAGGAAGTGATGCTCACTCTGGAAGTCGAACATTTCGAAGAAAGATAGGAGATATTTATGGTTTCATTTGCATCAGTAGATACAAACAACATGGAGCTCACGCCCATGAAAGTGTCTTTTCAAGGTCCTGGTCAATCCACTGCGATTGATCTGGGCGGAACCCTCGGCAACGTGGTGATTGCCATGGCCTACAAAAAAGCCGACATCATGGCTGATCAGTTCGGAAAAACCGTACTGGATCGACGTGTGTCTGGGATCGACATCAAGGTCACGACCGAGCTGGTTGAGATCCAGAATAAGGACATCTGGAAAGTAGTGTTTCCTCATGCTACAAAAATTCCACACACTGCGACTGGGGCCACAATCAGTGCGGCATCTCCAGCGGTTGTCACTCTGGCATCTCATGGATTCCAGATCGGTCAAAAAGTTAAATTCACAGCGGGCACTTTGCCTACTGGACTCACTTTGGGAACTACCTACTACATCATAGCAAGTGGATTCACATCCGGTGCTTTTGAAGTAGCTTTGACAGCTGGTGGCGCTGCGATCAACACGTCTGGATCTCCTGGATCTGGTGTGACAATCGAGGCGACTGGTTCAGCTGGTGTGGCCATTCAGTGGAACTCTGCGATTGGTGATGGCGATCAAATCAATGCTGGTCAATTGACTCTTCACCCACTTTCAAAAGCGGTGGGCGATGTAGACACTGACTGGACATTTTTCAAGGCGTGCTCGACTGCAGAATCTGAGATCAGCTATGGTCCAGAGGGACAAGCAAAGCTGAAGTGTGTTTGGACAATCTTACCAGATCTGTCAGTGACACCTGCTCGCTTTTTCCGCTACGGCGACACGACTCTGGTTTAATTAAGGAGAATCCACAATGAAGTTTATGCCTTCCCGCAATAAACAGAAATCTCCAAGTCAGCCGCCAGTGATGGTCGCCGACTTGGATGCCCTGCTCACCAAAAAAGTGAGCTTCAAGTTACTTGGAAAGATCCACACGATTGATCCACTGACTGTCTTTCAGTTCACTAATTTCGCCGCTGCCTACGGTGAGGTCTTAAGACTTCACGAGCAGGAAAAGGTGACATCAGAGGAGTTGATCGATGTTTACTACAATCTTGTGGCGAGTGTTTGCGACACGGTTTCGAGAGAAGATATCAGCAAAATGACTCAGCAGCAGGTCAACGGTCTTTTTCAGATCATGGTTGATTTGCACACTGGGAGACTTTTTGCCGATCAAAAAAAAACTCTGGAGAAAGTGGAAAGCCTGCTGAGCATGACCCCAGCCCAATCCTGATTGAATTGGGAGAAATGATCGCTGAGCTTTGCATGAATACGGGCTGGAGTTTTCAAAGTGTGATGGCGATGCCGATGCCAGCCTTCGGGATGTTTGTCGGCAAGACCCGCAAAATCTATGAGGACCGATTCAATCGCCAACTCATGGAACTTTGCGACATCCAATCGATTTCAATCGGAGGGGTGAGTCACCTTGAGGCTTTGAAGGGTCACTATCAGGGGAGACTTCTGAATGAGACTCAAAAAAAGAAGAGAGCGAACCCAAGAGAGTTTGACATGAACGTCAAAGAACAATCGGACCAGGCGGCAAGTATCATGGCCGCAGCTCTGAGGGTGAAGAAAAGAAAAATGGGGTTGGGATAGATGGCAGAAACAAACGACCAGTTCAAATTTGATTTAGACGCAAAAGAAGCCGGGGAAAAACTAGACGGGCTTTTGAAGAAAATCAAATCGATTGGCGATGTTGAAAATCTGGCTGGATTGGTCGAAGGCCTTGTATCTTTGGCGGGTCCAATCGCTGCTGTGACCGTGGCCATGGTGGCACTCAAAGCCGCTTTTGATTTGTCAGCTGAGGGCGAGCAGATCCAAAAGATCCATGATCGATTCGATGCGCTGGCCCAGGCCGTTGGCGTCAACTCCAAAGAGATGGAGGAGAACATCCAAAAGTCTATCGGGACAACCGAGGACTTGACCGATGCAATCCAAACCGCAGGCCGGGCAATGTCTTTGCTCGGTTCCAACTCAGACAAGATCCCTCAATTTTTTGAAATAGCAAAAAAGGCCGCCGAAGCTTTCGGTGGCACGATGAACGAAAGATTTGATCAGATCACAAATGCGGTCGCTCGCGGAAATGCGGGAATGCTCAGAAGCATTGGGATAACGGTAGACAGTCAAAAGGCACTGGCCGCTTATGCCGCTTCGATAAACACGACGGTTGGGGCATTGAGCCAACAGGGTCGTCAAGCTGCGATTGCCGAAGCTATTTTGGCCAAGTCACAAGACCGCTACAAAGAGCTAAAGTCTGAGCAAGAGGGTATTGAGACCGCCACAAAAAGATTTGCTACAACGTGGAAGGATGCAGGCGACACGGTAGCCGTTGCATTCAATAAGATGTTCGGTCCGGCTTTCACCAAAGCAATTGAGTATTTTGATCATCTTTTGTCAAAAGTTTCTGACCATTTGAAAGCGAACTTTGGAAGTGATGCCGAAGCTGCTGCTGCAAAATCTAGGATTCTCGGTCGTGAGATTGAAAATCTAACTGAGAAAATAGAAGAGAACGGCAAAACAAATTCTTTCTACAATCAGCAAAAAAGAGAAATTGATCTAGAGCTTAAGGCTCAGCTTCAAACCAAAAAGAATGAGCTGGCCCTCATTCAAGAGTTGGCTGAAGAGGAGAGAAAAAGAGCCAGCGCCGAAAAGGGCGATAAGATCATCAAAAAAGACAAAGATGGAAAAGAAGACAATGGCGACATCGACAATGAAAAAGAGATAACTCAAAAGGCCAAGTTCAATCAGGAACTTTTGAAACTCGCTGAACAAAGATCAAATGCTGAATTGGCAGTTGAAACCAACGCCGATGAATACAGAATGCAGCAGATCATGCAGCGCAATAACATGATCGCACAAATGGACGCTCAGATTGCTGAGGTCAAGCATCAGGGGATCTTGGGCGAGACGATCACAAAGGCTCAGGCCGATGAGTTGATCATTCAAATGGAGCGAGAAAAAGCGGCCAAGATTGAAGCGATCAATCGGGACATAGAGCAGAAATCGATTGGCGCTTATGACAATCAGGTGAAGGCTGCGAGATCAACATCGCAGGGAATTTCCGCTGCGTTCGCACAAGGAGCCAAGCAGGCTCAGTTATCGATGAAGGACTACGGGACTCAAGGTCAGATGGTTTTCAAGACAATCAGCTCAAATGCAGCTGCTGCCTTCAAAGCTATGGGTGATGGTTCCAAGTCTGCAGGGGAGGCCATGAAAGGCTTTCTCTTTAGTTCGATTGCAGATGTCGCCGAAGCCAAAGGTCAATTTTTATTGGCCTCAGGTATTGGGACAATGAATGGTGTAGAAATTGCTGAAGGGGGTGCTCTCATCGCTCTCTCCGGTCTTCTCCGCTCGCAAGCGGGAAGTGCTGGTGGAGGAGGCGTCGGCGGGGGAAGCTCCGGCGGCGGCGGCGGGGGAGGTGGGGCATCCCCGTCTTCTAGTGCGATCACGGAAAAGCCGCAGCTGGCTGAAGACGCGAAAAAGAATGTCACGGTTCAGGTCATGGGTCATTATTTTGAAACCGAGCAGACTCAGACCAGACTCCTTGAAATGATCCGGGCTTCTACTGACGGCACTGATTTCAAGTATCAGCAGATCGGCGTGGGGGGAAAATAGATGGCACTCAGAGCACGCAGTCTTTTCTTATACGGGTTTGAAATCACAAAACTCAATAGCTCTTTAGATTTCAGATCTGTGAGCGGTGGGCCTGTGAAAATGGCCACCTTGCGCATTGGTTTTTATTCTCTCACTGACTTGATGAAAGAGATCAAGCGGGCAATGGAATCAGCTGACACTCTTAATTTGTACACGATCACAGCAGATCGAACCATCAATGGTGGCACTGAGAACCGAGTTCGGATCTCGACAAATGGAATCTATCTAGATCTTTTATTCGCATCAGGACCACGGGTCGCATCAAGCGTCGCCTCACTCATTGGCTTTGCAGCTTCGGACTTGTCCGGTCTTTTGGCCTACACTGGCACTTCGAGTGCTGGGTCTCCATTGGTCACTGAGCTTGCGGCTTACAACTACAATGCGCCGACGATGCAAAGAAAGATCTTTGGGGCTGTGAACATTTCAGCAAATGGAACAAAGGAAGCAATTGTTTGGCAGGTTCAGAAATTCTTTGAAATGAATTTCAAGTTTGAGCCTGAGGCCAAGGTTGTGACCGATTGGACTGACTTTTTGACCTGGGCGATTCAGCAGAAGTCTTTGGAGTTCACTCCAGAGATCACGTCGCCGAGTTTGTTTTTCAACTGCACTTTGGAGATGACCAGTGCCGATGGCAAAGGTCTCGGCTACAAAATGCAAGAACAACTGCCTGATTTTCCGTTCTACTATCAAACGGGAATCATGAAGTTTCGAGTGAAGGAGACTTAAGATGCCAGAAATTGTAGACGGGACGCCCGTCGATGCGGCGACAACCAATCCGGCCTTTCTTGGGGCCTCAGTTGACGACACGGCGACCGGAAAAATAAGTTTCAACAATTCATCAGACCCAACGGTCTCAGGATCTGCAGTCAATAACATCCAGCGCGAAGCCAATGCGGTCAGCTCTTGGATCGGCAAAGCTTTGAATGTGGCTTACAACTCTCTGCCAACTTTCACCAACTCCCAGGGATTCACGGCGAGTGAGTCACTATTTGCAAGGCTTGAAGCTGTCAGTCAGAAGTTTTTCAATACATCTTTAGGCGGCGGGCACTCTCATGATGGATCAAATGGTGGCGGCGCTCCCATTCAATCGGCATCAATCAGCGGAGTTCAGCTGCATGGATACATTGCGGCCGCATCATTGATTTCATCGGTGACAGGTTCATCGACGGTTGTGACCTCGACATTCACTGGAAAGACTCCATCAGGTGGAGACACTTTCAAGGGCGTTGTGGTTTTGGCTCCTCAAAATAAAGTGATCATAAGGCAGGGAAGCGGTGCAAACACAGGTGACTCTTTTGTCGATGGTTCTGGAAATATTGTCTACGGTCGTCTTACTTTTTCTTCTGGTGTTTGGACTCTTAGTTATTTTGTCGATATCAGTGGAACCGAAACTGCTTACAGCTTCGGGTCTTCTGTAACCGTCCAGCTCTACTATCAAGAGCTTTTCAATCCGGTGACTGATGCTCCGATCTATTCGGAATACGCCACAGTTCCATCGGACAACTCAACCGCTGATGTGATCGACGCGACATCCACTCAGCGAGGACTGATGTCGGCTGGCACTCAATCATTGGGTGGAAACAAGACTTGGGTCGGCACTCAATTATTCCAGGCGGTGGCGACGTTTGCGGCCAATGTAATTTTGCAGGCCAAACTTTATTTTGTGACCACGACAAACAGCACCTTAACCGGATCTTTACAAACCCTTCCACAACCAGCGACGACTGCGGTCCGGCTGACAAATGCCTCTTTAGTGAGCATTCAAGAGATCTCTGGCGGATCCGATGGCGCTTTCTTCATGGCCATGAATCAGACGGGCGCTGATGTGACTCTCAAGAATGAGACTGGCACGGCCGGGAATCAGATCAGGACTGGCACTGGGGCTGATTTCACATTCAAATCAAAGTCCACAATCATTCTCTACTACGATTCAAACTCTGCTTTCTGGTATCTGGCCGGCGGAGGTGGAACATCTTTCAGCCTGGCTGCGGTGGGATCGTCTCCGAACGCCAATGCGGCGTCTTACAACACGGGCACGGGCGTCTTCAATTTGCAGCCAGCAGACTCTTCAAACCCGGGCGTGATGACAGCCATTGCCCAGACTTTGTCAGGTGTTAAAACTTGGGCTTCAAGCCAGATCTTTCAAGCACTGGTGAGATTTGACACCACAACTGACAGCTCGACCACGGGAGCAAATGCTGATTTGCCTGCGCCATCTAAAGGAGTTCTTCGCATTTCAAATGCGTCGCTCACGAGCATCCAGAGAATTTTGACGATGGGATCAGAGCAAGTCGCGGTCTTGATGAATAAGACCGGGGCCTCAGTCACCCTCATCAATAACTTTGGAGCCAATGGATTCTTGACGGGCACGGGATCTGACATGGTCTTGGCAAACAACGCCTCTGTGCTTCTGGTCTTCGACTCCGTGAGCTCTCGGGTGATGATCGTTGGTGGCAGCGGTGGCATTGGATTGAGCTTGGCTGCAGTGGGATCAAGTCCTAATGCGAACGGCGCATCTTACAATTCAGGAACTGGGGTTTTGACCCTACAACCTGCGGACTCATCAAACCCAGGTCTCATGACAGCCATCGCGCAAAGTTTCGCGGGGGCCAAGACTTGGGCCGGAAACATGATCATGCAGGCTTTGGTTCGCTTTGATACCGCGACCGATTCGACGACGACTGGATCAAATGCCGATCTCACAGCGCCCACCAAGGGTGTGCTTCGTTTGACCAATGCCTCTTTGGTGAGCATCCAGCGAGTGCTGACCATGGCAAATGAGCAGGTGGCAGTCCTCATGAATAAGACGGGCGCATCTATCACGCTGATCAACAATTTCGGGGCCAATGGGTTTTTGACAGGCACTGGGGTTGATCTTGTGCTTCCAGATGGCGCATCGGTTTTGTTGGTTTTTGATTCTGTAAGTTCACGGGTCATGGTCGTCTCTGGATCTGGCGGATCCTCTAAGCAGATCGTCGCAGTTCAAACGGTTTCCTCAGGTGGCACGATCACCAGCAGTCAACAGTTGAATCAATTGCGATATGTGAAGGGAGCATCTGGCGGAGTCGCAGCTTCCATCACTCCTTTTGGGACTGGTGGATGGGTTGATGGAACTGTGATCGAGTGCTGGGGAGAATCAGACACCGACTTTCTTGACATCACTTTGAACGATGCGAACTATGGAGTCCTAGGAAACTTTGCAACATTTTCTTTGACGAATAACAAAGGCATGAGGTTTTTATGGAAAAATTCAGCACTACGTTGGCTCGCTACGCCGCTCTAATTTCGATATCACTTCAGCTCTGCTGCACTCCTGCAGCGGCCCAAGTTCTGACCATCCCTGGTCAGTACGGCATCAACACTCAGATGCCGACCAACTATGTGAAAAACAAAGGGTGCTACTCTTCAGTCCGTGACATCACGGCCTCTGGTGGATCACTCACAAGAAACACGACTACACCTCTCGAGAATGGTGCTGACTGCGCGATTGATGCCTCAGCCAGTGGACAGACTTATAGTTTTTCTACCTATAATTTTGACAGGGCTTTGGCGGGGGGAAATTGCGAGGCTCGTTTTGTATACAAGGGAGATGCTTCTCTCTACAAAGCTTATGTCCTGGTCAATGCGGTCAAGGCCACCGCAGATTTGCAGCTCATAAATTCGAGCACAAACCCACAAACAGTTTCATTGAATTTTCCATGCGGGGCTCAGCCTGTCACGACTGCGGTTGTGATTGAATCCACTTCGGCGTCAGCGGCGGCCATCAATGTGGCTCAGGTTTATGCTGGCCTTGCGACAAACATCGGGACTGCTTCTCAGGCGACCGTTGTAGGTACTGCTGATCAGGCGGGGGCTTCAAGCTGCTCATTTAGTGAAAATACATCTACTGGCGAGAGCACTTATGTGACTCTCGGATCTGCTGGATCATGTGCGTCTGCGTGGACAGTTACTGGAGCTCTCACGGCTCCAGCAGCCACAACCAGTGCGCAGACATACAACAATATGCCAGCCGGAACTTATGAAATTATTATAGATGCTCCATTCTTCAGCGACACTTCTGGGGTTTGTAATTTTCAGATCAATGATGGATCAAATTCTTTTGGATTTCTACAGATTGGAAATGCCGCAAATGCTACTGGCGGACCTCTGGTTGGAATGATTCAATATACAAACTCAGCAAGTAGAACTTTCAGCATTCAAGCTGCCGACACTCACGCTGGGTCTTGCTTTGCTTTGAATAACGTAGCAGGTAGAAAAATCAGTTGGACATTCAAAAAGTTTCCAACAATTTCTGAGCAAGCTTTTAGGCCAGAGACTTCGCTGGCTTATTTCTACGGATATCACGACGACACTTGTGCTTGGACCTTAACCAGCACAACTTATGCAGACTACCCGTTGGATGCTACTTGCAATTTTGTTGTGCGAAAATCTGCGGGAATTGTTTGCTCAGCGAATGGTTCTGTCACTCCATCAATGTCTTGTGTTTTCCCGAAAATTGGGACTTATCAGGTCTGCGCCTACTTCAGCCCCTACGGATCAGTCGCCACAGGCCACGCTCATCAATTATTGGGTGGAGCCACACAGATCGCTACTGCCAATGAAATCGCTCAGAACAATCCATCAGGCGTGACATTATGTGGACCCTTTGACGTGACATCATTGTCATCGGCGACGATTTTCAAAATTCAATCTCAAGCTTCATCTGGGACAAATGTCCTGCAAACTCAGCGGGCTCAAGCATTTGCAATTGAGTGGAACATCACACCACAGACTCAATCGATAGCAGCCCCAATTTTGGTCGGCGGTGTGACTTCAGACTATTCAAGCGGAAGCATGAGAATCATCAATGCAAACATCACAGCCACCACTTGCGCATCTTCAACCACGGCATTCACTGGGACGCATCCACAAACTGGCAGATGCACTCTCACTTTTGTCCCAGCTTTTGCGACTGGCGGAACGGTGAGCTGTCATACAACTGCGAATTTGTCCTCTGGTGTAAATGTCATAAGCTGCTCAAATAATGGAACGCCAACAAATACCGGGGTTGGGGTAGATTGCAAA